TAAGGCAACCAGATCATTTCTAAACACCCAAAGGCCATCCTCACTATAATACATACAAGCAAAACCGCCATCAACGTCTGATAAAAGACTAGGATTGTTTTGAGCCATCAATCTAACTAGCCAGGCCGTATCCCAATTAATGTCTTCTTTAAAATGTTCTTTAAACTTCTTAATCTGTTCTTCTTTAATTATACCATTATGCCATAATAAACGTCCCGCATATTCTGCTGGATGTATTGTATTTTTATTATCATCGGCTGATGTAGGTGCTTGTTGATGAGCTATGTAATATGCATCAGAAGGTATATCTTTTTCATGATTAGATACCTCTAGGCCATTTTCACCTCTATCTAAGTATACTACTTTATTATCTACTACGGCCGCAATAGAATGAGATATAGTACCTCTATAGGCATTTACCTCCGCAAGATATTCTAGTTCTTTTAAATCATAGGTACCTATAATAGAACACATATTTTAATCCCATGGAATTTCAATTTGATAAGGAATAGGATCAATCATACCCGATCCCATAAAGTTCTGAATACGTTCTGCACATGATGGACATTTACCACAAGACCGCCCTTGATCGTCTGGATCATAGCAGGTAAGAGTATGTATCAATAGATGCTGCATATTCATCTCTTGGCAGATTTTAATTTCTTGTAGCTTCGAAAGCTTACTAAATGGAGCTAGGATTTCTACGCGATGTGTTCTATTCTGAATAGCAACTGCATTCATAGAATCCACAAATCGTTGGCTTGTATCCCAATAACCATATTCATCATGTACCTGAAGACCCGTAAAGACATGAGAAGCGTTAGAAGCTTCTGCTTGTGCCATAGTCAAAGAAAGGAGAATCATGTTACGGAAAGGAACATATGTCTTCGGTTGAGGATCTCCAAGTACATCATGAATGGTTGGCATCGCTACGTCTGAGCCACCAATATTAGCCGAGATAGGTTCTGCAATCTCACCTAGAATACCTAGATCTAGAACCTTATGGCCAATGCCTAATTTATCACACAGCTCTGCTGCCTTTTCTAATTCTACTTTTTGTTTCTGACCATAATTATATGATAACGCATACACTCGATCAGGTCCATACTTTTCTACCAGCATCATAGTCATAATACTAGAATCAAGACCACCGGATAATACAGCCAATACATTTTTATCTGTATCTGGTAATTTAACTAATGCCTCACTCAGGTTCATTATTACGGCCTTTCAATTTCTTAATTTCACGGAAGATATACCATCCTGCCTTTTCAAGATCTTCTATCTCTTTGGCAGACATATCATATCCTTGTTCTGCTTTTCTTCCTGCTCTCAGCAAATACTTAATTGCATTACCTCTAGCAAAATTTAAATCAAAGTATTCGATAATATCAATTACTTCGTAACCATCAATACTTTTATAATGGTCTGGATTAATTTTATCAGTCACGTTTCACGATCTCCCGAAATGCTTTTACATTATAAATTATATCATCAATATTGATTTCTTTCAAGCCCATATCTACAAATTCATCAAATTTTATTTTAGGCTTATGCTCAATTGGATATCTATCGCCATCAATGGCTGCTGCAATAGGATTAGAAGTATCAACAGAATATATCCAATCCTGTTCATGATAATAACCGAACTCTTGAGCCCACCAAGTACCTAATAGATGGTGTTTAGTTGTCTTACGAATTACACCCTCATTCAATAACATATCAATAAGGTCTACGCGTTCCAATGCATGTGATACGGGATTTAGGTTTCTACGAAATGCCCAATTAAAACAAAACGGAATACCAATCATTGCCAGGTTTGGACAATTCTCATCAAACCATTCATAACAGTCTTTAAACTCTTTTGGAGTATCACCCTGTACCACAGCCATTGCTTTGGATTCTAATTCAGGATAATTGTTTAAGAAGTCATGTGACCTATCAATTGTCTCTTCCATATTACCCAACACATCAGGTAATACAAATACATCAGGTTTAATCTTTTCTACATATTCTACAATAAGTTCATTAGAGAGAGCAGCACCCAACTCAAAGCAACTATTATCAAGAATGGTAAAACCCTTATAAGAATCCACAATACTCCTATAACGATCGTCAGACATATAACGATGTAAAAGAACGAAAAGATAGTCGTTAATGTCATAATCTCCAGCATGTTCAGCCTCAGCTAAAGAGTGTGGTATCTCGTGAGAGATCAGTGGTAAATTCATATAAAAATTCCTTCAATTCATTTGGATAACCATATAACACATTAAGTTCTGTATTCGGTCTATCCATAGATAATAAAGCTTTTTTAGAAGAAGTCAAGTCTACAAATACATAGACCGGCTTAATCTTATTAACATGTAACATTTTTTTGAGAGATGTATCTGTAATCTTAGCAAGCTTGGGGTCTCTTGCATTTTCCATCATGGGAACCATACCACAAGCCTGATACCAAGAATTAATACCCTTTACTTCTATATATACTGATCCAATGTCAAAGTCTGGCGTATAACGACCATGAGGTGTTTCTACAAACTTGCCTCTCTTAACATTAAATCCTAAATCAAATAAAGCCTGGCAGGTACGAGCCTCGGTTTTACCCTGACACTTAATACCGTTGACTTCGGTCCACTTTGCAAACATTAATCCTCTAGAGCTTTTTTCAACTTATCCATAAAATCAGTATGTGCTTTAGGTACAGACTTATATTGAAATCCATACTTACGTTTAGATAGATCTTTATATACTAATTTAAGATCATCCTTAGACATCTTTGAAAGATCATTTTCATTATCAGCAGTATTAGAATACTTAGACTTATTAGCCTCAAGCTTAGATACAGCATCAACAAACTTCTGACGCTTATCATCTTTATAAGCAACACCTGTCATCTTTAGCCAATTATGAACTCTTCCATAATTATGAACATTCTTATTACGATTAAGAAAATTCAATACATATTTAATCTTTGCATCAACATCTTTGATCTTACGTACCTGTGTACGTGTCAACTGCCAATGTATGTTAAACTTATTAGCCTTATTAGACACTTAGACCTTCTCCCGAGAACATATAGTTAGTAGCATACTTATCTACCTGATTATTTGATTTTAACATACTTACCTTAGTCTTGGCAAGCTTTTTTGTTTCTTTTTTTGCATGAGATGTTTCAATCAAACGATACATAGCTTCTTTTTTCTTTTCAAGAGTAGGAGCTACGAACACTGCATTAACATATACTTCAAGATTCTTCATTAAGATTATTCTCCATTAACCATTCTAAATTTGCTTCCCAATCTTCTTTAAACTTACCGTATTGATCAGGAGCCACTTTCATGAGACGTTTCTTTTGCTTGTAATTATGACTACCAGGTTTAGATTTCATTTTCCAAAATGAAGCACGTTCTGGTCTTGGTTTATTAGCATCAGGATCTAACTTACGACCATACATCTTAGCAATCTTTGATGGTGAATGAAAATCACCTACTACTGACCAAGGCTCATGCTTAGGATCTTTCTTTTTTGCTATATCATGATTCATAACAGTTCTTGTAGAACCATCACTTGATTTCAAACCAATTGAATAACGATTAATACCTTTACGAGATGTTCCTGTGACTGTCCAAGTCTTGCCTTTAGGATCTTTCAACTTAATGTCTTTAAGAACTTGTCCGCCTTTGTTCTTTAATAACACATATACCATAACTAACCTTTATATACTTTACCCGCCTTACGTGCGCGTATACTCGCTCTACGACCCGCTGCTGCCTTGGCATTAAACTTAGCGGCGCCCATTCTCTTACGACCAGCAGCAGCTGCTATAGCACCTGCTTTCTTATAATCAACACCGGCTGACTTAGCTATCTTCTTTACAAAGACTGACTTACCAGCAGCATCCTTAGGCCCTTCTGAGAATTGCTTGAACGTCTTCATTAGATCTCTCCTGTCTTATATCTTGGATCTTCTGGATCCCATTCTTCTCCAAGCATATTGCGCCATACAATACGAACATCACGACGAAGAGCATCTGTTTCTTTTTGACCTTTTGTATGGCCTACACGATGAACAGATCCTGTCAATACATTTACAAGACGACGAATCGCTAAAGGATTATCATTATATTTATCAAAGTATTCTCTTAGCAGATTTACATTCTGAACATGATTATTTTTCCAATTGCCAATGAGAGCCTTACGAACAGCTTGCCATTCAGCATCATCAACAACTGCTTTAATATTCATACCCTTTACTGTCTTAGCATCTAACATAAAAAAAATCCTCCTTCTGATATTATTAATATAATACCAAAAAGAGGATAAGTCAAGGGTTAGAAAGGATATTTTTTAATTTATTTTGAATTTAATTCCTGCATACGCACATTGTCAAAGAACTCACCTTTAGCATGAGGCGTATTAAACAATCCTTTGAGAACTGTAGTCTGTGTTAATGAGCTAGTAGCCATGATACCACGATTCTCACAGCAACCATGCTTAGCCTGAATATAAACAGCCACATTCTCTGATTCTGTGGCTAGCATAATCTCACGAGCAATATCATTACATAGTTCTTCTTGTAGAGTACCACGACGAGCACACCACTGAGCAATACGTGTATACTTAGATAGACCAATAACCTTATCTGTAGGAATAATACCAATATAGGCAACACCAGTAACAGGTTGGTGATGATGACTACACATGGACTTTAGTTCTGAACGAACCGTAAGCATACCATGATAAGCAGACTTACCTGTATTAGGAAATGCTGTAGCAGATGGGGCAGGATCATAACGACCTGCCATAATTTCATTATAATACATCTTGGCCAATCGTTTAGCCGTTCCCATAGAGTTAGGATCATTATGCCGATCAATCAATAATGTATCAAGAACCTTTTCAAAGGCTGCTGTAGCCTCTTCAATTAGTTTTTCTTTTTCACCGTCTTCAATAAAGTCTGAGATATTATCTCCAGCCCAATATCTACCCTTGGCATCCTCAATCCGTTTACGAATAACGGCTGATGTGTCTTTAGTCTTTAGCATTGTTTTTATATTCCTTAAAGATTTCAAAGATTGTTTGAATTTCGTCATAATTCCATTTACGCATTTCTGTAATGCCACTTATCTGACGAGGTTCATACCAATTATGAAAATACTTATCGCCCGCAGTATTGGCAATACTATCCATAATACGCTTCTCGATAGATTCAGCTTCTTCTTTACTATAAACACGTTGTGTGGATGTCATAATTTTAATATCTTGGAATACAGATGTCACCGGGTTAGGTTCATCTTCTCCAGTATATCGTAAACGTCTTTCAGCATCATTAGATGATGTTATACCAACCTTATAGACTGTGGTCGGTAATCCATTCTCACGAATTTCACGTTTTAGTTTTGCTAGGTATACTTTGTACATGTTTATCCCTTTCTCACAAAGTTGCGCCATTTAAGAGCCTTGGAAGAACAGCGCTTCCTAATAATGTCCCAAGGCAATCCGGTAGCATCAGATGCTAGCTGGATATTCTCATACACAGAATCGTCGATCACATAAGTGCTATAAAAGTATCTAGGTGCTGTGCCCTGATCTTTTACTAATTCAATACCTGCTAATAGATATTGATCTTGCCAAGATTTATCTCTTGTGTCTCGACCATTTTGAATAGGAGAAAGTCTAATATTCTCTTCGGATGTTACTAGGTGAACCTTAGTACATTCACCTAGTATCTTTACTATATCATCATACGATGGATTCTCTTCAACTATACGCTTACCTACTTGCTGACGAGAATGATAATGTTCTTCACAGAACGAAGAAGATCTAAAGCCATATTCATCCACTAATGACTTTGATACTAAACCTGACTTAGTTGTCGATACTTCATATATGATTGTACCGACAGCTCTGGCTAAATTATTATCAGGTACGATACCCTTCTTGGTCAACAAAGCAGAAATAAGATGAGCTCCAAGATACTTATCCATGATGTCCTCCGTTCCTATAATATTAATATAGGATCATTCGTACTTGAAGTCACGGGCTTTCTCAAATATTTTTGACCATTTTTTTAATTTTTCTTTCTTTTGATATGATCTCATATTTGCAATTGACCTATTTGCCAATTTGTATTCAAAGCAAAGATCAATCAAGCACATCACATCTCCAAGCTCTTCTTGGAATTGTTTTGAAGGATAACTATTCCTACGTTTCATCTTCATGATCTCTTGTATGAGCTCTGCGGACTCTTCGGCAAGAATAGTTACGATCTCTTCTTCAAGTGTCTCAAAGTCTCGAATCATGCAAAGCTCGCAAATAGATGCAATTGCATTTGGAAGATGTAACCATGATCTAATGCATAACGAGCTGCATGTTCATGGTTCTTTTGATTGGCATCCATATTAAATAGATCCTTTTCCCACCAAGACACAACTTCATCTACAGTAGATCGTTCTTCTAGATCCATCTTATTCTTACCAGCTCGTATGGCCTTAGCCTTCTCTGGTTCTTTATTATAGATGTTCATAGGCGAGATGTAGATATCACGTCCAGTCTCTTTATGCCATTCATGAGCCCAATCAGGAATAGATTGATATGGAGAATCAAATTCATCTTGATCCTCTACAATAAACTTTAGACAATCAGCACGAGCCAATGTATCCTTATTGGGTTCCATATACTTTGTAGGAATATAACGCTTAAAGCCTAATGAGATATCAACCTTCTCATTACACTTAGGAGAGATTACTACAGTAGTACGATCTGGTACATCAGGAGCAAATACACCATTAGACTCGATCTGTGTGGCTCCAAACTTCTCGGATGCATATTCTAATAGAGGTTTAATCTTCTGCAGAGATGGTTCTCCACCAGTAACAACAAATACCATACGATCCCAAATACCTTCAGGTACATTATTGTCATAATACTTTTCTACTTCTAGTACACCGGCCAATATAACTTCTTCGACGGTCATCCAATCACCATCATCAAAGAATGCATCACACCAAGAGCAACCAAGATTGCATTTAGCTAGACGAACAAATAATGCAGGCATACCACGATATGGACCTTCTCCCTGCATAGTATAAAAAACACTAGTGACAAATAACTTGTCACCAGCATCTTCGAAATATTTTTTTCCTACAATTTCATTTAGACCAAACATATATCACCCATAATAGATTGCTGAGTTAGCACCATGTTCCATGCATTCAACTGATATTACCCAACACCGATTATCCGTCATTTCCCTCACTAGCTTATCGGCAAAGTCATATGCATGCTTAGCAAAACGTTCTACTCCAACACCGTCTAAAACAGTAAGTTCCGCTAGACCTGCATCTGCTAGCATTTCAAATTTTACCATTTCTGGATCATCAGCATCTAATACTACCTTATGATCAAATGTATCCTCTAGCCAGGCCTTTAGAGGTTTAAGACCACCAAAGTCTACAACCCAATTGCGTTCATCAAGCTCTGCTGCTTGGAATGTAAAACGAAACGCCAAACTGTATCCATGTAAAAATCTACAGTGCGAATGCGCTTTTGGTTGTCGAAAGCATGCCGACAGGCCAATGTTATGACCGTATGTCTTAGTTGATTGATATGGCATTATAATAATGTTCCTTCATAATGTGGATCGATTTTCTTAATTCCTAGAGCCCAGTTTTCAGCTGCATCTTCTACATAACGCAAAGACTTACCAATAAATTCTTCTGTGTGAAACCATTTTGCAGCATCTTTTTTATAATACTTAATATAAAAGAATTCTTCTTTATAGTCAACATGTATTTCACAATATTCTGATTCATCATCTTTATAAAATGTAGATAGATGTTTACCCATTTAGTCCTCCTTAATAAAATCTATTGCTTTGGGATAGATCTGACTAATAGCCTTTGCTACTTCGACGGCTAGTTCCATATGTTCTTTTTGTGTCCCATTTGCAGAACGTAACTCGATATAATGAATCCAACTACGAATGGTACCATTAACATAGAGCCGACTAACTGTGTTACCTTCTGGCAAGACTGCTCTTGCTTGTTCCTTTGCGATTCCATTTTCTATTGCCCAGTTGTATGCCATTTTAGCTGTTTCAATAACAGCCATTTGTTTATTCCACCATTCGTTTTCTAATTCTGAATCTTCATTATCAATACTGTTCTGGCGGTTCTTAGGATCTTGTAGCCGAGCATCCCTTAAAACAAAATCGCCATCAAGATCGCGAATGTCAGCATACCGCTGAGAAAACTCTTGAAATGAAAATGAACGATGGCGGAGGATTTGCCTTGCGATATCTCTGGTTGTTTCGATTTCGATACAGGCTGATGCCATTTCGAATGGTGACCAGTGTTTGTGTTTAATGAGGTAGTCAAGTAGCTTTGGTGTTGTTTTGGTGTTAGCCTGGTTCGCTGGATTGGAGACACGGGCGCAATACGCGATGAGGTCTTGGATGTTATCAAGCCCCTTGAATGCAGGTTCTCCACTGTGGATACGACCGCCGGGTTGGCTATAGGATATAAGCTTTGCATGCATTATTTGCCTTGGCCTCGATACTTTTTAAAACCACGCTTCTTACTTTTATTCATACTAGACATCTTTACATTACGTTGACCAATACTGGTCTTTTTATAGTTACGATTAACGGCCATTCTTTCTGTTCTCCATATCAATAAACAAACATTCCATACTCTGGTTCTTACCAGTTACTAATACAATAGCATCTTCGTATGCATTCTTACAATCTCGTTCTTGTTCATAACTTCCTAAATGATAGAAGTTTATATTCTGTGAAGCGGCTAATTCAAGCCATACTAAAACCCACATACTCTCTCCTATGGAATAAAATTAAGATTAATTACATAACGTGGCACCTTAGTTGATGTAGTGCCTTTATGTTCAGTGTCTTGAGCAAATTTAATCGCTGAACCACTTACACTTGGAAATGTCTCTTGCACATCTTTTAAACGTGTATATCCATCACAAGTATTAACATAATATACAGCGGACTTTATATCTGGTGAAGCTGCATGTTCATCTACATGATATTGAAATTCTGTAACTTCATCTGTTGGAAAAGTACAATTAATTTTAATACGTTGTATAGCGGTTGGCTCTTTTCCATCATTTAAAGCCTTTAAAATATCATTACATATAAGTTTTATTCTTTCGTCATCTGTATACCAAAAACCATGATAATAAACATCATGAACATTCATATATTTTCCATCACCGGGAAAATCTACTCCATCAGCAATTATCCATCTTTGATGTTTAACAATTTCTTCAATGTCAACTATTTGCTCCTCTGATAGAAGTTGTTCATATTTTTCAACAGCAGGAGAAGCATTTAACATCTGATCCATCATTCCCATAAATTGCATTGGATTACTCATTGTATTTTAAAATCCTTAAATCTTTCATTCATCTCTGATTTGTCAAACGCAGGTCTGTCATCAACTACACCTTCTTCGGGATTATCTACATCGAACAATCTCATACGAGATCGATCAATACCCAATACAAATCGTTTTTTATTATTAGGGTCATTATATCTATTCTTTAATTGTTTTACCATTACCTGACCAAGAGATTCTAATTCCTCTGATGATATCAAAGCAAACATAAGATCTGCTGTTGCAGGTAAACCAAATGATTCAGACGTATCTTCCAGCCCAGGATCAGAACTCGTAAAGCCAGAACGTGTGGTCTGAGTAGCAGATACAATT